GTAAATTTAGCTAATGCACCTATTTGAATGTACTGCAAATATTGCAGTGGATCATTATTGCCAGTGACACTGGCACCAGCATTCGTAAAGTATCCGGTTACTGTATCATTTGTATTCCAGGAATACGCAGTAAATGCAAACTCGTTTTTTAAATCTACAAATCTTGGTTTAAATTTCTGATAATAAAGGTTAATGAGTTCAAGATTGTCCAACGTTGGTTTAATATAGTTTTCAAAAATACTGTAACTTGAAAGATTGTTTGTAGCTGAACTACTACTTTGATCAGTCCTGTAAAGTTCGCCATCAGTCGCGAACAATCTAACGTTTGTATATTGTCCAGTTGGATCTTTAAATTCAACGTGTCTGCTGTGTCCACTGTGCGTTCTATTAATGCTTTTGATTTTTTTAATTTGTGTACTTTGTGATATCAGATAGTTATTGTAATCATCAGCAGTAATCATACGGTCCTGCGCAGCATAGATACGCGGAGCATTTTGCTTAATATCATCTAGTGTTTCTGCGGCGGCCGCATTGGTTACTCCGACTTTAAGTTGAACACCCATTGTCAATGTATAGGTGTTACCGTCAATGCCTACATAATTCATGACCAGACGTTTGGCGCCGATGTCATCAGGTCTTAGACTATAACTTGAATTTTCGCCTGAGCGATACCATACGCGGATAATATCCTTGGGAAGATTGCCAAAAGATTCATCACTAAACATTATACTGATTTGGTTATCTTCACGCGTCTTAACTGCAAACACATCACGATCTGATTCAGGAATATTGTTATATATTTCATTAAATCCGAAGACACTATCTACCTTTTTCCAGGTTTTTACTACATTGCCGCTTTCATTAATTGTCTGTACCCAGACATCATCCTGGTTAATGTTATTAACATTAATGTCCAGTGTCATATTGCTGATTGGTTTGTCAATAATAAAGTCTTTAAATCCAAGAGTACCTTGTTTGAATGCAACAAAAAATCCAGTATTGTTGCTCATGATACTAGTGCCGTCATTTTTATATGTTATATTAAATGCTTTTGATGGGTCAGGCGTATTTTCAAATATCTGCGTTTTAATTTTATCGTAGCTAATACCAATGGCATTGAACGGTTTTTTTGTTCCCTGCACCACACCTGAAAATTCAAAAACAATCTGACTAGCAGTGTTGTTGAAACTGTAAAACTGTACAGTTGATCCTAGGATCTTTGCTTCTGATCTTGGATTACCAAATTGGTTGCTTGGTGAAAAAGCAGCATTAATAACATTGATGAAGTCATCTAAATTATTGTAGTTATTTCCAACATCGTAACGAATATCTTTTCCAGCAAGTGTCTTTCCATCACTACCAATAACATCCTCAGATGTTTTTACACTGGTAATCTTTAGTTCACCACTAGCTGGCACATTGCGTCGTGGTTGATATCCTAAAAATTCAGCTAATTTAAAAACAGCATCTTGTCTAGTTGCAGTACTAAGGAAGTTATTACGCGAGTTTAGATCTAATCTATACGCCAGGTTATGACCAAACTGCGACACTACGTCAAGTAGTGCTACAAAGTCGCTGGATTCTACCCAGTCATTAAAACTTTCAGGATAATTGTCTCTGATATATTCTACCATTGATTGGCGAATAGTATCAAAATCAAATGCTTTGAAATTTGCGTTTAAGTAAGAATCATATACAGCCATGTAATCTTCTGCTGCAAATAATCTTGTTTGTCTAACTTTTTGTGCCATTATTTTGTTATTCCACTAATGTTGCTGATTCACGATCAAAATTAAGAGCAAGCACGGCGCGTTGGCCTAACGGAATATATTCTAATTCAACGTTAACTGTAATAGTGTGTGCATCTTCCACTATGTCAACTAATTGACTTAGTAAGTTCCACCGCGGATCATAGGAAACAACTCGTTCAACATCTTGTTGAATAAGTGAGGTTGTTGTGTCATCAATTGGCTGGAAAAGATAATAAGGAATGTAACTTCCAAAGTCAGGTAATGTCCACTTTTCTCCAGGTGTAATAGAGAAATGATTTCGTAGATCAGCCAGCGCCAGATCTATGTCGGTTAATGTTACACTTGTACAGGTGGTTCCCTGATTTGATATGCCTATGAATTCTGCCATAATAATATTTATGCAAAAATTAACTACTACGATAATATATGATAATACCCAGCACATTGTACTGGGTATTTTTTAATTTGGCATTCCATTATGGCGTTCGTCTACAATTAAGTGTTCTTCTGGCCACTGAATATAGTATTGCCAGGCTGGATCTGGTATAATAACGTCAAATTTCTTTGCATTACCATTCATATCATGCCAGCTTGGACGGTACGGAGCTCTAATAGGTTTTATTAAAGTATCGCCTTTACGACTATTACATGGCCCGCATGCACTAACTGTATTAAGCCAATTAGCGCGGCCGCCCAGCGCACGTGGAATTACGTGATCAATAGTCAATTCACCTGAATTAAACTTCTTATTGCAATAATGACAGGTATTACTATCGCGCAGATATAAATTTTTTCGTGTAAATTTTGCAGTTTTTGGAGACTTTTGATATTCAGTCAACATAACAATACTGGGCATTTTCATTTGAAAATTTGCAGCGTGTAATACATGCTCATAGCTGTGTAGTATTTTTACTTTATCTTGGAAATATGACTTAACAGCAGATTGCCATCCGATGGTACTTAAAGGTAATAGACTTAGTGGTTGCGCGTCTGCATTCAGTATTAATACCCTGGCCATTTAATTTCCTTCAGTCTTGCAACCGTTTCTCTTGTTCTACTATTTGCCGTTTTCTAGACTGTGTTAATCCAGGTAAGAATCGGCGCGTTTCTATGTAATATATGTATTCAGCTTGTTGCTTTGCAGCAGCGTCGTTAATTCTATTTGGATAATTCCCTCTGATTAACTGAATTCCATTTTCTTTCAATAAACTTCTATCTGTGTATCTTCCATAATTTCCAAGCATCATTATTTTTGCTTCGGCTTGTGTTCGCATGCGGCTAGCACCATTATAGATAAATGCGGTTGCAATATAATCCCATTTTTGTTCGTTAATATAAGTTCTAAGATCATATTTACATATGTTAGTCCCTACATATTCAAATCTTCCTGTAAAATAATGAAGACTCACCATAGCATCATACTGTGCCTGTGTCATTTTGTCAAGTGGAAACAAACTTTTAAAGCGTCTTTCTTTATTTTTAAAATCTTCCAACCAGTAACTATATGATTGACTTTCTGTTAAACCTATACCATCGTTGTGCTTTGTAGTATTATATCCAATACGTTTGGTTCCCTCACTATCAGTATACTGATAGGGTATCCATTTAAATTGGCGTAAGGCAAAGTTAAGAAGCAACGGACTTGCTTCAAGTATACGAATTTCCTTTTCTTCAGTAATAGCAATTTTATCAGTAACAGGATACAGGCTAAAGTCTTTTAGCATTTCCGTTGTTACTGTTGTTGGACGGACTACATAATTAGGCATTTTTCCCTGCTCCAGTCGTAAATGATTCTTGGACACCAGGAACACCATTCCATGGATGACGTTCTGGAACACGACTTGCTGCGCTCTGTGATACACCACTGTTTTCAACAAGTCCATTAGGAGTTGGCTTTTCAGCAGCATCAGCACTTGCACCACTGTTTGAGTTAACGGTTGGGGCTGTCATTTTAATAGCACTAGTTGCTTTTAAACTTAGTGAAGCATCACTCTGCACATTAGCCGGGCCAGTTGAATTCATATGTAATGGGCCATCAGTTGCAGCGCGTATACCATCACCACCTGCCTGAATATTAATACCCTGACCAGCCTGCATGTTAATATTGCCTGCCGCATGGAAGTTTATGTCCTGCGCAGATGCTACACTAAAGCTATTTTCACTATAAATGTCAATACAGCCAGCAGCGTTCATTTCAATATGTGTACTACCGGCTTGGTTAGTAATAAAAATAATACCAGTGCTGTCGTCAATAAGTATTTGTCCGCCGCCAGGAGTACGTAAACGTATATTCTGACTGCCACTACCATCTTCCGCGCCGTCATCCATAGTTATCACTGCGCCGCCAGCAGTAGTAATGCCCATTACTTTACTTGGACTTTCACGTCTAGCACTACTCATGCTGTGACCGCGAACATAGTCTTGATCTAATCCTTGCTCAACTAATTTATCTTTGCGTTTC